GGTAGACCAGATTCTTGACGTTGCGAAACTTTACAAGCAGGGAATGCAAGTTAGCGTTGCAACTGCTTTTGCTGAGGCAACTCTAGAGAACCTTCTCTTGGCCCTAGCGGGTAATAACGATGATTTGGCTGGAAACAAGTCTTCATCTGCTGGACGTACATTAACACTTTCTGCTGGAGACATCGGAGAATGTCCAGTTGAGCGTGGTATCGTTGCTGTAGGACCTGGAACAGGTGACTGTGAAGATTCTGCTGCAGTAGAACGTGTATACATTGGATACCGTGCACTCTCAATTGAGAATGTTACAGTATCAGCAAAGCGTGATGAGGCTTCAATGTTTGAAGTATCATTCCGTCTGCTACCAGAAGATACATCAGGCACATACGGAAAGATCATTGACCGTACACACACAGTTGCATCATAATAATGTTGCAATAATCTAGTTTTAGATTACAACTAGCCCACTTCTTTAATCGGAGGTGGGTTTTTTGTTTGTGGTAGAATTAAGTATAATGGCAACTAGAATATATAAAAATCAAATAATATCTTTATTTAATGGCAAAGAATTAGAAATCATACCATTAAAGATAAGGTACCTTCGTGAATTTATGGAGATATTTGAAAATATAAAAGAAGCAAAAAGCGATGATGAATCTATCGCTGTCCTGGTAGAGTGTGTTCGTATATGTATGAAGCAATACTGTCCAGAAATATCATCTACCGCTAAAGATGTAGAGGATAACTTTGACATGCCCACAATTTATAAAATATTAGATTCTTCTGCTGGGATTAAAATTAATCAAAAATCTGAAGAGCCAGTAAAGGATCAAGCAGGAAAAAGTGGAGAAACTTGGGAAACACTAGACTTGGCAAAACTTGAAGCAGAAGTATTTTTGCTGGGTATCTGGAAAGATTATCAAGAACTAGAAACCTCTTTATCAATGCCAGAACTTATGGCTACCCTTGAAGTACTTAGAGAATTAGATTACTCAGAAAAGAAATTTCTTGCAGCAATCCAGGGTGTGGATTTAGAAGGGGATAAGAATGAAAACAAAGGACAGAAAGAATGGGAAGACATGAAGGCAAGAGTATTTAGCGGTGGTAAAGCAACAGATAGTAATGATGTCTTGGCTTTACAAGGAGTTAATGCTCAAAAGGCAGGGTTTGGAATTGGAATGGGTCTTGATTATGGAGACGAAAGAGACCCAAGCCTAATGAAGTAAAAATGTTTAATAACTTAAAAATAGCCTATTTGTGCTATAATTGATATAATCTAACAGGAGGAAATACAATGGCAACAACAGTGTATGAGGGGGCAGAACTAACGCTTATGGATGGAACAAAGATAAAGGTACGTCCTTTAAAGATTTCTTTGCTTCGCCCATTTATGAAGAAGTTTGAGCAGGTAGCCTTAGTAGCAGAGGATAACGAAAAGTCTATGGCTCTTCTTATTGAATGCGTACAGATTGCAATGGAGCAGTACAAGCCAGAATTGGCTGGAGATATAGCAAAGTTGGAAGATGTTTTAGATCTACCAACAGTCTACAACATTATTGAAGCAGCATCTGGAGTAAAACTTAGTGATGCTAACGCACTGCTAAATACAGTGCTTGCAAATAACTAAATAAAAGAGGTGTAAGTTCATGAGTGACGTTAATGCTAATATAGGCATAAATATAAATGCCTCATCAGCATTAGCGGAACTCAAGGCTTTACAACGTCAGATTGCCACGTTTCATCAACAGGTGGCAAAGGGTAGTGCTTCTGCTGCTATCGCTCAAAAAGGTTTACAGACTAACCTTCTAAATGCAATCAATGCTACTGGTAAATTCCATGCTCAGATGGGTCTTGTAAGAACATCCACTGAGTCATTTACCCATGCTCTTGAAACCAATAAGTTATCCATGGGTCAATACTTTAAGTATGCTGCTGGATCAACTAAAACTTTTGGTAAACTTTTTAAATCAGAATTTGACACAATTGCCAAGGTAGCACAAGAGCGTGTAAAGAAGATGCAAACCCAGTATATTAAAATGGGTAAAGATGCACAAGGCGCAACAAGAGCGATGTCGATTACTCCTCATTCATTAAACATGAAGGATGCAGCAACACAGATAGCCATAGCCTCACAAAAACAAGCAATCTTTAATCAGTTAGTAAGACAAGGTTCAACAAATCTTTTAAACTTTGGTAAAAATACACAATGGGCTGGCCGTCAGTTAATGGTTGGTTTTTCTGTTCCATTGCTATACCTTGGCAGCGTAGCATCTAAAGTATTTATGGATCTTGAAAAACAGGCTATTAGATTTAAGCGTGTTTATGGAACCATGTTTACAACATCAGATGAGACAAATAAAGCCCTTGCAGACATTCAAATTCTTGCAAAAGAATTTACAAAATATGGTGTAGCAGTTGCAGATACTGTAAAGATGGCTGCTGATGCTGCTGCTATGGGTAAGACTGGTGCAGAACTTACAGCCCAGGTAGCAGAAGCAACAAGACTTGCAGTTCTTGGCGGGGTTGAACAACAGCAGGCACTAGAAACAACAATATCATTAACAAATGCTTTTGGAGTTTCTGCCAAAGACCTAACAAGTAAGATAAACTTCCTTAACGCAGTTGAAAACCAGACAGTAGTATCTATTGAAGATTTAACAATTGCAATTCCAAAGGCTGGACCAGTTATTCAGCAACTTGGTGGCGATGTTGAAGATCTTGCATTCTTCCTAACAGCAATGAAGGAAGGTGGAATTAATGCATCAGAAGGTGCTAACGCACTTAAGTCTGGTCTTGCATCTTTAATTAATCCATCTAAAAAAGCAGAAGGAATACTTGGAGATCTTGGCATTAATATCAGGGGAATTGTTGAAGCCAACAAGGGTGATATTAGAAGCACAGTTATTGGTTTTTCTCAAGCACTAGATACCTTAGATCCACTTAATCGTGCTCGTGCAATTGAACAACTATTCGGAAAGTTTCAATTTGCACGTCTGTCTACACTATTCCAAAATGTAACAAAAGAAGGAACCCAGGCATCAAAGGTTTTGCAACTTGCTGGGGCATCAGTAGAAGAACTTGCAATTATATCAGAGCGAGAATTAAAGACAGTAGAAAATGCTGTTGGTGTTAATTTTAGAGAATCAATAGAAAAACTAAAACTTACACTTGTTCCAATTGGAGAAGCATTCTTAAAAGCACTTACACCAGTTGTCAAAGTTGTTGGAAATGTTCTTGATAAATTTAATAATCTAGGCGATGGTACAAAAAAGTTTATTGTAATTGCAACAGGTCTTGTTGGATTTATTGGACCAGTATTACTTATGACATTTGGTTTGTTGGCTAATGGTCTTGCCAATATTATTAAATTATTTTTAGCACTGCGAGTTGGATTCTTAAAGATGACTGGAGATTCATCTAACCTTGCAGCAACAACTAATTATTTAACTGCAGAGCAACTTGAAGCCACTACAGTTGCTGCATCTCTTAATCAAGCACATACCAGACTTACACAACAGTTTGAATTAGAAACAGGTGCAGTCTCAGCCTTGCGTTCAGCATATGTTGCAGCAACTGTTGCAGCAGCAAAATTTGCTATGGCAAATCCAGGAATGATGGCTGGAAGGGCTGGAAAGGCCGCTGCTGGAGCAAAGCCTGGAGTAAAAAATATTCCATTCTCATATGCCAAGGGAGCAACATATGTTCCAGGTACAGGAAATAAAGATAGCGTAGCATCTATGCTCACTCCTGGAGAAGCAGTCATCCCAGCACCAGTTGCACAAGATCCTCAATTCCAGCCAATTATCGATGCAATGGTTAATGGAAAACTTCAAGGATTTAATGGCGGTGCTACAAAAGTAACTCAAGCAAGTAAAAAAGAAACAAAGATGTCTTCAAAAGATGCATTTACACATGTCGGCAAAGCAGAATCCCTTCTTGCACAAGACTATATAAAACAAACTCCTGGATTAACAGCATATGACAAAGCAAGAATAAATGCTGTAGATGGAATAGTAAGGGCTAATACTGGACAATCAGGAAGTGTTTTAAATTATGGAGGCTTAGGGTTTTCTTTTGATGCAGAATTAAACAATCAACTTGCTAAAAAAAGTGGTGTTCCAATTAATGTTTTTGAAAAAGAGTGGTTATCTCAAGGTCCAGGAAAATGGAATGCAACAGAACAAAGGTTGATGATAGAAAATCTTCACGGAACAGATAACAAAATTATTGATGATGCAATGTTGAAAAAAATTAAAGAAGAGGCGGCAAAAAATGGTGGAAAGGTCACAGATGATATAATTAAACAATCTTTTAAAGATCTGCCACCAGAAGCAAAAATAACAAAAACATATGAGTCAATGCGTGGACTCCTTGAGTCCAAATCAAAGTATGGCCTTGGAAAAGGTTTATCTCATAATCCAAAAATACTAGAACAAAAGTTTAGAAAAGCCATAGCCGCAGGAACAATTGCAAATTTGCCAGTTACTATAATCGATGGAGATGCTACAGAGTATAAAGGAAAACCAACCCCATTAGACAAAGATGGCAAACCAAGAAAACTATCTAGTGTAATTGGAAGCCATACAGACTTTCCACTTCCAGATAACGAGCATATTATTATAAAAGGAAAAGGTAAAGGTGGCAAAGAAAGGGTTGGCGGTGAATACGTTTACGATGAAAAACTTAAAGCGCATGTATTTTTGGCAAGAGGAGCAAGTTCAAAAAGTAATAACGTAGGTCTAAGGCCTGAACTTGGTCCGTCTCAAGAAGTTAAAGAAACAAGAAAAAGATTAAGCAAAGAATCTTTAGCAGAAATGAAAAGAATTGATGCAGAAGTAAAATCTAGTAGCATGGCAAAGGTTAAGCCTACAGACTTTGGAAAACAAATAGCAAAATCAGCAGGATATAGTTTTCCAGGTGATAGGTCCATTGGTGGAGTATATGAAAAACCAGATGGTACTAGAGTATTTGTTAAACCAATGGTTGATGAAAAATCTGCAAGGGCTGAATTAAATATAAACAAAATTCATAAAGCAATTGGATTAACAGCACCTGAACAAGTTATGAGAACTATGACAGATCCAAATAATAAAAGAAGAAAACTTATTGTTTTAGAATCTGCCTTTGATCCAAGATTTGCAGAAGAAAAAATGACAGGGAAATTTACAAAAAAACAATATTTTAAACAATTAACAGCATCTTTACTTCGTGGAGACAAAGATCTAAAACGAGGAAACCTTTCTGGTAATATTGTGACAGATCCAGGTGCAGCAGGAGTATTTGATAGAGCATCTGGAAGAAGAGATTATTCTGCTAACATAAACTCAATGCTTGGTCAAGCAGAAATTAATCTACTTGGAGCACCAGGAGGTCGTGGACTAAGTAAAGACTTTGCTTTGTCAACTGCAAACATTCCAAAGGGTATGACTGCAGATCAATACCACAGAGCAATGATTGCTGAAATAGAACGAATTACTCCAATAGTAAAAGAAACTCTTAGATCAATACCAATGACAGATCCAAATGAAGCCAAAGCATATAGAGATATGTATAGAAGACTTGTAAAGGGTAAGTATACAGACTGGCGTGGTATTCATAAGATGCATTCTGCAGTAGAGCCAGCATTTGTTACAAATAAAGAATCTCTTCTAGATGAAAAAACTGGAAAAATAGAAAAAATTAAGGGTGAGAAAAAGCCAAAGGGAGCAAAACCTGATACTGGAAAATTGGCAGACAATAAATTTACAAGAATTCCACGAAAGAAAAGAGTAGTAAAGACACCACCAAAACGTGCTGGTAGAGTTACTCTTCCAGGTTTTAACAATGCACCTACAGTAATTCCATTCTCTGACACAGGGTCAATGACACAATCACAGATTGCAGCAAAAACAAGAGTAGCAGAATCTAAACTTATAGAGTCTGTAGAAAAATCAACTGCCGCAAACATAGAAACAGAAAAGCAAACAAAGAAACTTGGAGTAAAAGCAGCATCTGCAGCAAACGTATTTGGCATGGTAGCAATTGGTGCCTCATTCTTACCTGGAAAACTTGGAGAACTTGCACAAAAAATTCTTCCATTTGCTATTGGTCTTCAAGTTGTAACGATGCTTTTCCCAATATTAAAAACTGGAATCTTAAAGATGGTTGCCTCTATGACCCCATGGGGATTGGCATTAACCGCAATAGTTGCTGCTATTGGTGCTGGAACACTTATTCAAAAAATGATAAATGCTAATAATATAAAGATGGCTAAAAAACAATCTGATTATATAGACTCTATCTCTGCAACAACAGAAAAAATGAAAAAGGTTTCAGCCCTAACAAATACATATAGCGCATCACAAGTTATGTCAATTAAAAGACAAAATGCTTCATCTGATAAATTCACAAAAAATTATGACCGTGCAGGGCAACAGTTTGGAACTTCATTTGCAGCATCTGAAGTTGGAAAAGAAATCTTTAAGGGGTTCCAAGACGACCTTCTTAGATCTGGCACAGGCCCTGCAGTTAAAAGTTTTGCACTTCAACTATCTGGTCTTGTTTCAGACGGAGTCATAACTGGAATACAAGCGGGAGATATTGCAAGACAAGTTGCTGTAGACTTCCAAGACATGTCTTTATATCCAAAAATTGTTGGAGACTTAACTTCTATTATTGGACCAGACGGATCAGATATATTAAAGGACCCAATAAGGGTTAGACTTGAAATAGTTAAAGAAAGTCAAGACAACATTAAAAACCTTATTTCTGGAATTATGACAACTAAAGATACTGGGTTTAGTATAAACAAAATATTTGCTGGAGTTGCTAAAAATAAAGAAATATCAGCATTAATGGGTGCCGCTTCTGTTCAAAACCTTGAAATTACACAGGCTCAAATTGATGCAACTAATTATGAGTATGATAAAAAATTACAAATCCTTAATACTGATCTTGCTTCAGCAAAGACAGCAAAAGCAAAACTAGATATTCAAAATCAAATTAAAGAAGCAACGGATAAAAACCTAGCAGATAATGAAAAACTTAACAAAGCAAATGCAGATAACCTCAAGGTAATGCAAGATGCCTTTAACTTAACAAAGGGTGACAGAAACTCTAGCAATGCTTTTATGGAAGCAGCCAGACAACAAGCAAGAGCAAAAGTTAAGGGTACACAAAACGAACCATTCCTTGATCCAATGCTTAAACTAGCAGCAGGAACTGGAAGTAAGTCATTAGAGTTAAAGATAACAGCACTTGCTGGTTCTGGAACAAACCCACTACTCTTAACAAACTTAATGGGAATCTTTAAGGGAGACAATGAGGGATTAACAAAAAATCTTGATCTTATGGTTACAACACACGGTGCTGGAGAGATTCAAACTTTATTAAGTAACCTAAACATTGAAAAGTTAGATGATAAAACAAAAAAACAACTATTTATTGATATTAATTTAGTTAAAGATAAGACTCAATTTGATGATTTAAATGCAACACTTGCAATTCTTAATACTATGCCAAAAGACTTTGACATTAATACATTCCTTAAGGGTGATGCTATTGGTAAATTAAGAACACTAACTGGTCAATTAAACAAGGTAAACAATATTAAAGACGTTAGCGTTAAAGCAGTTGTTGATTTAATTGCAACAGAAAATGGTAAGGGCGGACCAGGAACGGCTGGTGCAGATAAAGGATTTATTGCAGCATTAGAAGCAGTTAAAGCAAACTTTGATTGGATTAAGAGCCTACCTGAGAACCAACAGAAGACTGCAATGTTAACAGTCATTACTGCTTTTCAAGAAATAACTCCAGAACAGATAAAGGCAGAAACACAGAAACGATTAAAGGCTGCTGGCGGAGCAATGACTGTTGAAAGTTTCTTAAACAGCCCTGCAGGTCAAGCAAAAATAAGAGAAGATTTAGCCATGCAAGCAGCAAAGCCACAGTATGCTCCTGCACAGATTAAGCCAAAGGTTCCAAAGGGTGGGCCAACTGGCGGGGATACAAAAGGAAGTAGAGATACAACTCTAGACGACCTATTGCTTACATTAAAGTTAACAAGAAATGCAAGCATTAACGCAGAGGGCGGACTAAAAGAACTTAAGCGTGTATTTGCTGATGGGTTACTTGAAAAAGGTTTTGTTGGATTAAGCCAGGCACTATTAGACCAATCAGGAAACCTAGACTTTATTAACTTTGTTGGTGGTTTAGATGAGGCTACTAAAAAGGCTTATATTAACACAGAATTTCTTGAAAAGGGAATAATTAAGTTATCAGATGTTGGAGAATTAGCAAAGAAAGGCTACGATGCTGGAGTAGTAGGAGAATATAATTTATCAACAAAAGAAGCAATTACAACAATAGCAGCACAAAGAATAGAGTTTGGCAAACTAACAATTGCAGGATTAGACAATGTTGAAGCAGCAGAAATGCTTACAGATGCTAACTTTGCACTAGCACTAAGCCATACTACAAATGCTAAAGATGTTGATATTTTAATTGCAGCGTATAAAGAATTAAAAAAGGTTCAAAAAGCCTATGCAGATGATCAGTTGACCCCTCTTCAAAGAGCACAAAAAGGGTTTGACGAAATAGGTCAAAAGGTTAATAAGTTTTTCTCATTATCAAGGCAAGCCGTTGAAGGTAAATATGCTAGAAAAATCTTTGATCAAGAAAAACTAGTTCAAGAAGCACAGGATACCGTTGATGCTATTGAAAAAGAAATTGACGGCATTCAGGTAGGAATAAATGCAAAAGAAGCAGAGATTCAAAATAAGGTTACAATTCCACTTAGAGAATTTGAAGAGGCCATCACTAAAATTCAAGAAGAAATTTCTACTAATTTTGATGAACCAATTGCAGTGTTTCAAGAAGAGACTTCCGATCTATCAAATGATTTAACTTTAATTGATAGAGCAGCGGGTGAAATTAATAAAAAGTATGATGCACAGGAAGAAGCATTAAATAAAATCTCTGAACTAAATCAAGATTTAATTGCACAAGAAAAACAAAGAATATCTCTTGCCGATGCTTTGTCACAAGGAGACATTTCTGCAGCAGCCCAAATAGCACAAGATATGAGATCTACCGCAGCAGAAAAGGCAGCCTCTGGTGCTGGAGACTTATTAAGCGTAGCAAGAGAACAAGAGATTGCAAATTTAAGATCTGCTAGTGGTCAAACTAGACTAGAGATTGAGCAACGACAATTTGAAATAACTCAAGCAATTTACAATCTTGAAGAAGATAGAGAAATCCTTGAAGCCAAAATTGCAAAGATTAAAAAAGATGATATTATTCCTCTTGAAAATATAAGAAAAGGTTTGTTAGTTTTAATTCGTAATGAAGAAGATAAGATTTATGCAATAACAAATGGAAGACTCTTAACAGAACAGCAAAACCTTAGAACAAAACAAGATAGTTTAATTGCAATAGAAAATGAAAAGCAGGCAGAATTAGATAAACTTTATTCTTTAGAACTTCAATGGATAGAGGTTCAAGCAGGAATTGCTGGAGCAGAAGCAGAAACAATTGACTTGCAAAGTGAAATTTTAAAAGCAATAGAATATGCTAAACAACTTGCTGCAATATTTGCTAGTATGGGTACGTTTAATAATCTATCATCAAGTGGATCATTTACTTCAGATGATAAATATGTCGCACCAGCAAGTACTGCAGCAGATGAAGCAGCACAAGCAGAATTTATAGCCTTAGTTAAAGAACTTGATGCAGCACAGGCAGCACTTGATGATGCCTACGACAAAGGGTTGTGGGCACAGTTTGATTCACTACAAAGAAAACTTGCAGCAGCGCAAGCAGCCTATGATGCAACATTGCCAACGGTTGATCCAAATAGTATTGGTGGGGGCGGAGGAGGAATAAGTTTCCTGGCTATGTCTTCTGGTGGAATGGTTCCAAAATATATGGCAAGTGGAGGAAAAGCCATAGGTTCTGATACAGTTCCAGCAATGCTAACTCCTGGAGAATTTGTAATGAACAAGTCAGCGACTAAGGCATTTGGTCCAATGCTATCCGCAATAAATGGATCAAAATATCCATCAATGATGCGTGGCCTATCAAGTCCTCAGTATGGAGGTGGTGCGAACAATATTTCATCTACACTGATATCTCAATCATATCCACAAATGTCAAATGTTTCAGTTATGCCTATTACAAATATGAGTTCAGCAAATGTAAATACTAACTCAACGGCAGTGTATAATTATAGTGTAGGCATCAATGTTGGTGGATCTAACTCAAGCCCTAACGATATTGCAAGGGCAGTTATGACAGAAATTAAAAATGTTGATGCACAGAGAATAAGGAGTCAAAGAGGCTAAATGGCTACAGCAGCGTATTTAACAGGTAGACGTAGGTATGAACGCCCCCAGGCCTTGTTGTGGTCTGAGAACCCTGGTACGCTCTCTAATGGGGTATACCTGCCCAATGGCTTTGAAGTACAAGGTAACTTTGCTGGGTCAACAGATCCAGATCTAATTAATCAATTTATCATTCTTTCAGACCATAATCGTGGGGAATTAAATTTTACACCTACAAGAATAGAACAAAGACAAAGAACTATTAATGGACGTATGCGTTCATATCACATAGCAGATAAATTAACAATGTCTGTTTCCTGGAATAATTTACCATCAAGATCATATTATCAGGATGCAGGGTTTTTGGCTACTGGGTTATCCCCTGAGAAAAAGACTACAAGTGAATTTACAGCAGATGGTGGAGCAGGCGGAGTAGAACTGCTTGACTGGTATGAAAATCATACAGGCCCTTTCTGGATGTTTATGGCATACGACAAATACTCAAACTTTGGCAAGACTGATGCAGACTATGCACATCTTGCTCAATACAATCAAATCATTCAGGTTTACATTGCAGACTTTAATTACTCTGTTGTAAAACGTGGTGGCTCAAACCATGATCTTTGGAATATTTCGGTAACACTGGAAGAGGTCTAAATGTTTGTTAGTGAAACATTAAAGACACATTTAGAAACATCGTCAACTATAAGCCTTCAGTCATTAGTTGTGGCTGAGTGGAATATGAACATGCCAGATAATATTTATAAACTTGGGAACTATAGATATAGACCCTTAGACTCAGATGTTACATACAAAACACTTCCTTTAACTTTTGATAACTTGGATGCTGGTAATTATTATACTGGTGCAACAGATGCAGACGTAGTTATTGATGGTGGATATACAAACTTAGAGGTACCACAACTTTTTACATCAACTAAAGAAAAGGTTAAAATGCTTTATTCTTTAGAGGATTGTGTAAAACCTTTTAGACCTAGATCTGGAATTAACAAAGCCTCCTACTTTAATAATAGATATCTTGCAAACTCTGGAGCATCAATGACTCTTAGACCAAGATATTATATGCCATCACGATATGATGAGTTTAAATATTGGTCATCTTTTAGAACTGAAAATAATATTGAAAGAGGAGTTGCAAAAAATATATTAAACTCTCTTAATTATATTGATGATTCAGTCCCTTTTGTTGTTTATAAAAATGCTGTTCCAGCAAACAGGCTTGTTGTAAAAATGCAAACAAATGTTGGTACCGTAAATATGGGGACCATGATAACTCAGTCTGGATCATTAGGAGATCCACTATATGGAGTAGCAAATAAGACAACTCCAGTTAGATGGAAAATTCAATATTTAAGAGATAATGACTGGACTGATGCTTATTCATTTGATGAAAACTCTGTTAGAGATGATGACACAGCAATAATTCCAGAAGATGGATATGTTGAGTTAGAGTATGGACTTAAGATTCCAAATGAGTATAAGTCAACATTTAAATTTGTAGAAAAGATATCATCTAGCACACTCCTTCCAGAAGACTCAATTAATGGATATGCATATCTTGTAGTTGAAAATGCAAACGAACGTGGCTTGTTTTATGTTTGGGATGAAGCAGATGCAGAATATGATACATTTATTCCAGAGTATGGCTGGATCCTTGGATCTGGTGTATTAAATAGTTCAACAAGTTTTGTTACTGATCTAACAAACCCAGAGTTATTTATAAACAACGAAAACAACCTAACAACATACAGAGAGTTTGCCTATGTTCGTGGCATTAGGATTGTTGTAGAGACAATGAATAAGTTTGACTCTACTTTTGATTTAATTGAAATATCTCCTAGACTTATTGTAGATATTTCAAATAAAGTAATTGATTTTAATATAAAAAAGGTTTTATCGGATATAGGGACAACTTCTTTGCCAGTAGGACAACTGCTTGCATCAACTGGCTCTTTGTCCTTATTTGATGATGACCAAGCATTTAACGAAAATAATACTGCCAGCATTGTCTCTGCTTATATTAGAAAAAATATTAAGTTTCTTTTTTATGAGTCAATTTTTAATGTTCAAGGAGATGAATATTCAGTTCCTATTAAAACATTATATTCAGAGGGATTTCCACAGGCAGATATTACTGCTGCAACTCTTTCTTTAGAGTTAAGAGATTTTTATTTCTTTTTAGAATCAATGCCTGCCCCAAGACTTTTAACTACTCAAACATCATTAAGTTATGCAGTATCGCTTTTACTTGACTATATTGGATTTAGCAATTATACATTTAAAAGAGTTGACGGAGAGAATGATCCAATTATTCCGTACTTCTTTATTGCTCCAGACCAAAACGTTGCAGAGGTTTTAAATCAACTGGCAGTATCAACACAAACCGCAATGTTTTTTGATGAGTATAATAATTTTGTTGTAATGAGCAAAGACTACCTAATGCCTACTCTAGAACAAAGAGGGACAGACTTTGTTGTTTCTGGATCAAATAACCAAACAGACTCTGGCGTAATAGAAAATGCCACATCTGGCAAACTTCCAAATATACTATCTATTGCATCACAAGATAAAAAAGTTTATAATGATGGAAAAATTAATTATACAACAAGGTATATTCAAAGATCTTATGGTTCAATAAAGCAGTCAAGTATGATTGATAAAGAAAAAACATGGATCTATAAGCCATCACTTTTGTGGGAAGTTGCTGGAACGGACTCAACAAAAACTATAAACGAGTTAGCATCTAAACAAGGCAGTTACGTTCTTGGAGCCATGCCATTAAATTCGGACATTCTTGCGGTTGCTCCTACGGTTTCAGGACACGTTGTAGTAAACAACATAATTGATCTTGGAGAAAACGTATATTGGCTAACACGATATAATGGATATCTTTATTCTAACGGTGAGATTATCAAATACGATGCAGCAGAGTTTAGCATAACAGGTGTTGGAAATGTTTGGATTAGTAGCAATCAAGAATATCAAAAATATTTTGCATCTATTCCATTTAATGGAAAAATATATCCAACGGGATTAGTAAGAATATACTCAACCCCATACTACGAAACAGTTAATGGAATAAGCAGACTTCAAAATGGAGCGGTTGTAGACCATGGTCGTGGTCAATTTGGAACAAAAATAACTGATCACTACGCTGGAGTAAATACTTATTGGACCAGCAATAGTAATGTCCGTGGTGTTGACATGAAAACTCAATATTTATTTACAACCACGTTAGATGAAGATGTGACTTTACCATTAACAACAACTGGTGCAGCAGGAGTCAGCAATACGGTTGCAGGACAGTCAACAAGAAATAGCATAATAAAAAACTTTATGGCAACAAGTAATCTAACAGATACAGATATTAACAGTTTGCCATCAACACAAACTGGAACAATTCAGTCATCTGCTTTGGTTTTTAACGGACCAGCATTTAAAACTACAGAAACACCACTAAACTTTGTTTCATATGTTTATAAAAACCTGGATAATGCATATAAGCATTTTGGAACAAGAATGCGTATCATAGGTAAAATTCAAAATAATATTTCCTCAACTCAAACAGCACTTGGCAGTATTCCTTATTATCAGGTTAGCGGAAGCCAGCCAGATCAAAATGTTAACATTGGCGGAGGCTCTGGAGGTCTTGCGGTTTTATTAAATCCAGAAACAAACAACGGATATTATTTTGAAATAATTGCTTTAAGTGAAGATAACATTACTCCTTATTTAAAATTAAATAAAGAGAATCAGGCAGAGGTATCAATTAACAATGTTGTGTTTTATAAAATTAAAAAAGATTCTAGTAATACCAACGCAATTCCAGTTAAACTTTGGGGTGGTTTAGCAAAAATACTTGTAGACGACGGTAAGTTTTCTGGACAACAAAGAATGGCTGCTGAAGAGAATTCAACAGTGTATGATTTATCAGTAGAGTATCAAGACATTGGAAAAACAAGAAGGTTTTATTTATACATAAATAACCAACTTATTAAAGTAGTAGACGATAATGATCCGCTTCCAGCCTATAACAACATGGCTTTATTTGTTCGTGGATCGTCTAAGTGTATGTTTGAAAACATTTATGCTCTATCACAAAACTATAGCCAAAACACATCTTTTGTTGTAGGAGACACATTGTCAAAACAGTTTGGTGATTCCCAGGTTGATGTCAATGAGTCTTTTAGAAAATATGCCATGAGTGGTGTTGTGCAGTCAACATATCTATCTGGCATAAGTTCACAGCAGCCACCAAACTACGATATGTATTTTGAAGAGTTTGGCTCTATTATGCGTGAATGTGCATATTTTGATATTAAATATGATCGTGCTTACCCAGCACTTTATGCACAACTATCGCCAACGTTTAGCAAAACAAAGGGATACACAACTTCTGGGTTTTACGCAAACTCATATGGTGCTGAGTTCTTAGTCTTTAACTCAACTGACAAGGCTTTAAACTTAGATGAAACAACTGGAAATTTTTTAAGAATTCAGGGCATTACTTTTACTCAAGATACAACTCATGAATTAACAGTGGATGAGTTCTTTAAAAAGCGTGGTAATTTGTCTGACCCAGAGTTAGTAGGCAGCACCCTTACCTATTCTCCATTAGTTGAAAAATCAAGGTATGATGAAATTAAATTAAGTAGATTAACATATGGAAAAAATGAATTTAGTATTGATAGTACATACATACAAACACAAGATGATGCAGAAGCCATGTTGGGTTGGATCATAAATAAAGTTATGGTTCCAAAAAAATCTATCGGTATTAATTTATTTAGCATACCAACCTTGCAACTTGGAGACATAGTCACAGTAGACTACAAAGATTCATCAGGACTTGATTTAATTACCTCTAATATTTCAAGGTTTGTTATTTATAATATAGAATACGCTAGGTCTATTTCTGGCCCAAGCATGACAGTTTATTTGAGTGAGGTATAAAGTGGCAGATCCAGACTATAGTGCATTTTTAGCACCAGATTCTCAATTGGCTGGTTTCTGGCAGCAGTTGCAAAATAACCAAATAACAGAAAATCAGTACAACTCACTAAGAGATAAACGAGTGTCCGAAATATCTGCAGCAGCAGGTGGTGTTTCAGTAGGAACTGGCAGTCTGGGAAATGTAATGCCAAACTATGCCTATAGTGAGGAAAGTGGTCCACAATATGCAGCGTTGCTCGCCGCTCAAGAAAAAATGAGGGCTGCTCTTGCAAACAAAGAATCACTAACTGCATCTGCAACACCAGGAGTATACCAAAAACAATATTATGATGCATCTGGAAATGTTGCTTCTGGAAATGATCCAAGAAATTCGGGATCAACAAAATCTTTTTATGATGCATCTGGAAAACAACTTAGTGCATCACAAGTAGCAAATACGGATGCAGGAAAAGGATTTGCAGCAGCAGGATGGGATATTGGATTTGGACCAGGAATGGTTGCTCCAGGAGTAAAAGCAGATACAACAGCAAGAGATGCAGCAAAGGCAGCAAAACTAGAAGCAAGAGAATCAAAAATAGTTCAGTCGTCTAGTTCTGTACAGACACAACCAGAACAACCAGCCGTAGACCCAATTCCACTTACATCATCTCTTTTGCCTGCTTCTAATAAATTACCACCACCTCCAGTAAAAACAGCCCCAATAGATACAGTTTTATTTAATGATGACTCTATGTCTATTGAAATAATGGCTGATTTAATTTTTGAAGATATTGGTGGTCATGAATTAATAAATATTGCTAGAAACGACATTATTAATGGACAGCAAATATCTTACACCCCAATCAAAAACCTTGGTTTAATTCAACAAAGATATAACCCAAATAATATTCTTGGATTACAGGCTACTTCTGAGAAGTACTTTGCTAATTTCCCTATAAAGTTTGAAGAGAAGGTCCCTGTTGAAGGCAATGGACCCAACGGATCAAATGTTTATTTTGACGATGTAACTGGAGATCTAATTATTGAGGGAGTTAATTTAAACAAAGATGAACTTTTTGAGGTTGAAGTGTCGTTAAATGGTACAATATATGAAGCAGACTTTGGAGCAACTACGTCATGATAACTAATAAAGGTAAAAGCATTATTGGAAAATATATGCTTGGTCAGGCACCAGCCTATGCCTCATACCTAGCCGTTGGCTGTGGCCCTATCCCGCTTCAAACAGAAGATGTTGCTGATAACTTTGCAACAAAAGAAAACCTTGACTTTGAGATGTTTAGAGTTCCAATTTCTTCAAGAGGATTTGTAAATGAAAACGGTATTGATAAAATTGTACTTACCGCAGAACTACCAACAGAAGAAAGATATGAAATAACAGAAGTAGGTTTATACTCTGCAGGATCTAACCCATCTGCTGGAGCACAGGATAGCAAAACAGTCTTTGCATTTACCCAGGGAGAAAACTGGGAATACCATACAGCCACGGCTGCAATAGCAATTCCAGTAGTTTCTGTGCCACTAGATCCCAACGATGACGATATAATAAATGCAACAGGAACAGCAAATGGTGTATTCCAGACCAATGCAGATAATTCTATTTTTTATAATACAGATCGTGTTGCAAGATATGAGAGAGCAAGGTTTTTAAATAATACAATATTAATGCAGGGAGATGACTCAGACCTAAGTTTAGGTGGTGGTGGATCTGGTGGAGTTGACAACATTGTTATTGATTCTGGAAATCATATACACCTTACATCTCCAAACGTTGACTTTTCAAAAAACTCTCCAATTGATGAATTAAAACTTGCATTTTCTTTAGTAAACAGAGATGGAGGATCTGCGTCAGTTCCAGATACAATTAGAGTTCTTGTTGACTTTGCAGGAACTGACCAAACAAATCCAAGCATCTATGCCAGGTTTGAAGTTAATATTGAAGACGGCGTTGATGGATATGACTTTGCAACAAACAGATACTTTGTTGTTTCAAAACAATTACAAGAATTATATAAGAGTCAAAACTTTACATGGGATGCAGTTAACGTGGTAAAGATTTATGTTTCTATTTTTGATAGTTTAAGCGGAGGCCTGCATCCAACTTCAGATTATTATATTGCACTAGATGCAATGAGACTTGAAAACATAGCAACGGTTAATCCACTGTATGGTTTAACTGGATACTCTGTTATTAAAAATGATGATGCTACAACAATCATTAAATCTCCTAATACAAACAACTACGTTGAATTTAGATTTTCTATTGGGGTGACCTAATGGTTGATGCAAACATAAAAAAATTACGTATTCTAAAATCATCACTTCCCCCAATTGATCACGATACGTTAAAGTATAATTTAAGATATAGGATTGTTTCTGATGATAGAAACAGAACTTCTCATTGGTCTCCAATATATAACATTTCTGGAGAGTCAATAACGTCAGTCAGTGGAGCAGTATCTAAGGCAGGAAACATTGTTACAGCCGTATGGGGAGACGCAAACCTTCATCCAGAGTATGATGTTTTTGTTAAATTTGATTCAGGAGACTTTTTTTATCACGGTACATCAAAAGTACACGCATACTCATTTTTAAAAACTGGGACTACAACAGTTAGAGTAAAAGTTCAAATAGTTTCATCAAAAAAAGAAATCAAGGCAGCACTAAATATCTTTGACTCTGGTTCAGTGTCTTTGGTATAATTAAATAGGAGGAACAACATGGCAAAAATACCATTACCCGAAAGAGGACAACCCCTTGATGTAACATACATCTATCAGGTAGTCGATGCTTTAAATAGTCTATCAACACAGGTTTCCGATGCAACATATAACTATACTGATATTGATGTAGTAGGATCAGAAAAACAAAGTTTAAAAACCTCTAATACAAAGTTTATTGGAAGATTTAAGTCAATTGCAAATAACGAAACCGTAACTGCTGGACAGGAAAAGTCTTATTCTATTGACTATTCTAACTTTAAGTATCCACCGATTATAACTCTATCAGTTGTAAACACTAGCGGAACAACTGCGGGATCTAATACTACGGTAGTATTGACATCTGTAACAACTACACAGGCTGGATTTACAGTAAGGTATGGTGTTTCTGGAACTGCAACCATCGGTGTAAATCTTATTGCTATTGGTGTTCCAAATTAGTATGGCCTGTGGCAGATGTAAAGGAAAAATGTTTGTTGATAGGATACATTCAAACATAGATCACTTAGAAACATATTGTGTAAAGTGTGGAAATAGAAAATTTTATCATCCACCTAGCGAATCTGTGGAGGGAAAATGGTTACTGCAAAAGGAAAAATTCAGAGCGAAGCATACAATAGCGAACCTGTAATTCCTGGCGGTAAAAAAATATGGTTTCTTAATGGAGACTTAGTAAGACTTCATCACAGTTCTAGATCAACAGGAATGGTAACTGTTTATAATATTAACAAAGATAGATTAGAAACTTGTCTGCGTTCTGACTTTAGAAAAAATAGAAAAAAAGCATATACGGTTGCAGAGACTGCTAAATTAGTTAATCGTCATAGAAAGTATATGCCAAGATTAATAAAACGAGGAGTCATTCCCGCTCCAGTTGGATCAAGCATTGATGGAAAAACTGGATGGCAAATTAGATCTTATTATTCAGAAGATCACGTTAGAGAGATTTGTGCTATACTTTCAACTATACATATTGGACAACCAAGAAAAGATAAATTAATAACAAACAACATGACTCCTACAAGCCAAGAGTTGACAAGGCGAATGGGAGACGGTATACTTACATATACGAAGACAGAAGATGGACGATTTATTCCAGTGTGGAGTGAGTCTATTTAATTATTGAATGGGTGGATAATGGAAAACGATAATACAAAGGTATCTGTAACACTTGGATATACACTTAATCTAGGAAATTTTCAGTCACTACGCCTTGATTTAGGTATTGTAGATTCAAAGCGTGATGGCGAAAATGTAGATGAGGCTTTTAATCGTGTCTATAAGTTTGTAGAAGATAAACTTACAGAGAAGATTCAAGAAGCAAAATCTGAAATCTCAGAGTAATGGCTGAGCGCAAAGACCGAATGGCTTTGCTCAGTAGGTTTAACAAGTTTTACTTGCAACGGTATGAGCAGAAGTCTAACATGAATCTAAACGTTGAGCAGTGGGCTGCTGATGCCCTTGTAGAGTCATATGGGATTGCTCAGTGCTATGATATTCTTGAATACTACTTCAGTATTGCACAGGAACCATCATGGAATTATTTTGCATATAATGCAGAAAAGATTATTAACGGAAAAGCAGAAGTAGAGCAAGACAAAAGAGAACGTGAAGAGCGAAGAAAATTAGCAAGGGAGTGGTTAAGTGAATAATACAGAGGCAAAGTTAATTTCTGCAGTATTACAAGACAAACAAATTCACGTATTACTTCAAGCAAATGTTGAAACATTACTAAGAACACACAATGACGTCTGGAACTTTATTCGTTTATATTCTGAAAACAATCAGTGTCTACCACCAGCAGACTTAGTTACAGAAAAATTTAGAGACTTTGAGCCAATCCAAGGCATTGGAGCAACAAAGCATCACCTAGCAGAATTACAAACTGAATATCTTAACGATAGTCTAAAAGATATTTTACGCAATGCTGCAGGAGAAGTACAAAGCGGTAACGGTGGAGAAGCCCTTGAACACCTAATTACAAAAACATCAGAGTTAAAAAAGAATACTTCTGCAATTCGTGATATTGATGCAACAGATCTTGATTCTGCAGTTGCATACTATGAAATGGTTCAAAAGCAAAAAGAGACTGGTCAGATAGGAATTAAAACAAACCTTCCAGGATTTGACAACTATCTTCCATCTGGAATTATGCCTGGGCAGTTAGGTGTATTTCTTGCCTATCCAGGAATTGGTAAGTCTTGGATGGCTTTATACTTTGCAGTTCAGGCATGGAAGCAAGGCAAGTCACCACTTATTATTTCTCTTGAAATGTCTGAGACAGAAGTTCGTAATCGTATTTTTGCAATTATGGGTGAAGGTCTTTGGTCACATAGAAAATTATCTAACGGAGAAGTTGAGATTGACATGCTTAAGAAATGGCATGCTAACAAGGTTGCTGGTCGTCCAGAGTTTCACATTATCTCAAATGATAGTGGGGGAGAAGTAACTCCTTCTGTTATTCGTGGAAAGATTGATCAGTACCGTCCAGACTTTGTTGTTGTTGATTACCTTCAACTTATGTCACCAAACCAAAAGGCTGATTCTGAAACGGTACGCATGAAAAACCTTTCAAGAGAACTTAAACTAATGTCTATTGGTGAAGAAGTACCCATTATTGCTATCTCATCTGCTACACCAGATGATGTAAAGGATCTATCAAGTCCTCCAACACTTGGACAAACTGCTTGGTCTAGGCAGATTGCTTATGATGCTGACTGGGTAATGGCACTTGGTCGTGCAACTAATAGTGATATTATTGAATGCGTATTCAGAAAAAATCGTAATGGGTTTATGGGAGACTTTCTTGTTCAAGTAGATTTTGACAAGGGTTACTACAGGTATAAAGACTATGAAGACAAGTAACATATATACACAAGAACAGATTAAGCGTGTTCTTGTTGGATCTGGGGTTGACATTGAAGCAGAGTTTGGAAATGACTTTATAATTTTTTGCCCATATCATAATAACAATAGAACCCCCGCAGGGGAAGTTGCAAAAGATAGTGGATTATTCTTTTGCTTTGGTTGCCAGACAACAAAGAATTTAGAAGAATTAATAATGCATATGTCTGGACGAACATACTTTGAAGCAGTTCGTTATATTAAAAGTAAAGAGACAGAGCATGATATTGAAAAGTTAGTTAACAAAACATTAGTTGCACCACCAGAGTTTACTCCGTATGATGAATTAATTTTAAAGCGTTTGCATAATCAATTGCTTTCAGATGAAAAACCTAAGAATTATCTTAAGTATAGAAAGATTAACAGTTCTTCATTTACAAAGTTTTCACTTGGCTACTCAGAAAAACAAGACTCAATAACTATACCAATGCATTCGCCAGATGGTATGTGTCTTGGCTTTGTTGCAAGAACAATTGAAGGCAAAGATTTTAAAAACACACCAGGATTGCCAAAGGGTAAAATATTATTTAACCTGCACAGAATTAAATCATCTGGTACAGTATATGTAGTTGAATCATCTTTTGATGCTATTCGATTAGACCAAGTAGGATTCCCAGCAGTTGCTACTCTGGGGGCTAATGTATCTAATTCTCAAATTAGATTGTTAGAAAAGTACTTCACAAACGTTGTACTAATTGCAGATAATGATGAGGCTGGTAATATAATGAAAGATAAGTTAGTTGAAAAACTTGGATCTTTGGTTACTACTATCAGACTTGATAAAAAATACAAAGACATAGGCGATATGGAAGATGAAGAAATTAAGAACTTAGAGTTCCAGTTTGACAAATCTATATCTGCTATGCTAAACTAATATAACAACACGAAGGAGAAAAATATGAGTATTGTAAAGGGATTAAAGAACATCGAAACCCTACTCGAAAAGCCAAAGTATGATGAAAACTCACCAAAGGTTAAGTGGCTAAAACTTGCCGATGGACAATCAGTAAAGATCCGATTCATTGAAGAGTTGGATGAAGATTCTGCAAACTATGATGCAGAACGTGGACTTGCACTAGTTGTTAAGGAACACACAAATCCAAAGGACTACAAGCGCAAGGCTGTAGATACAATGGAAACAGAAGGTCGTGACTGGGCAGAAGAAATGCATCGTAAAGATGTAAAGGCTGGCTGGAGGGCTCGTCTACGTTTTTATTGCAACGTTCTTGTTGATGATGGAATTGAAGCACCATATGTTGCAATCTGGAACATGGGTATCAGTAAGCAATCATCATTTAACACAATTCGTGAGTATGCTCTTGAAACAGGAAGCATCTCAAACGTACTATGGAAGTTGAAGCGTAATGGTCAGGGAACTGAAACTAATTACACACTTATTCCATCAGCACCAGATAAGGAACCATTTAATTGGGGAGATATCAAGCCTTATCCACTAGAATCTGCACTACGCAAGATTCCATACGCAGAACAAGAAGCGTTCTACTTGGGGTTTGACACTCCATCTATAACTTCATCTACCAACGCAGATTGGTAATATGAACTACGTAGGCTTACACGTACATACCCACTACTCACTATTTGACGGCGTAGCAACTCCAAAAGAGTATGTTGACCGTGCTAGTGCTTTAGGTATGCCAGCAATCGCAATCACAGACCATGGTACGTTATCTGGTCACCGTGAGATGTATCGCATGGCTAAAGAAAAGGGTATTAAGCCGATTCTAGGTCTAGAAGGATACATGTGTGCAGACATCTCTGATAAAAGAGATAAGTCTGAAAGAGAAGGTCAACAAGATCTTGTCTATAACCACATTATCCTTCTAGCCAAGAATAAACTAGGTTTGGAAAACCTCAACAAGATTAGCGAACTATCATGGACAGATGGTTTCTTTAAGAAGCCAAGATTTGATTTTGATATTCTACAAAAGTATCGTGAAGGAATTATTGTAACTTCTGCTTGTCCAAGCAGTGTTATTGTTAAAGCATTAGAAGAAGAAGAGTTTGCTCTTGCTAAGAAATATATTCAGTGGTTTAAAGATAACTTTGGCAGCGATTATTACATTGAGGTAATGCCACATAACGAAGCCCAGATAAACAAATACCTAATAGAACTTGCAGATGAGTTTAGCATTAAGGTTGTTGTTACACCAGACTGTCACCATGTTGACCAATCACAAAGAGAAGTACAAGAGTTTAAATTATTGCTTAACACACATGGTAAAGTAAATAAAGAAGCAACATATGAAAAGTCAAAGAAGCAACCAGACATGATGAAGCGACTTGACTACCTATATGGAGAAGATCGTCAGATAACATTTAACAAGTTTGATATACACCTTTTGTCTTATGAAGAGATGAAGTCTGCGATGGAATTGCAGGGTATTGATAGACCAGACATCTACTCAAACACATTACTACTAGCGGATACAGTAGAAGACTATGAGATACAAGATGGACTAAATCTACTGCCAGTACAATACAAGAGTCCTGATAAGGAACTTGCTAAGATATCTTTAGAAGGACTACAATTAAGAGGTTTGTCAGAAAACAAAGAGTATCTAGATAGACTTGATGAAGAACTTAAAATCATTAAAGATAAAAAGTTTGCCCCATATTTCCTTGTAGTTCAAAGCATGATTGCTTGGGCTAAGAAAGAAGGAATTATGGTAGGCCCAGGTCGTGGATCTGCTGCTGGTTCTTTAGTCTGTTACTCACTTGGAATTACAGACATTGATCCAATTAAGTACGGTCTGTTGTTCTTCCGATTTATTAACCCAGAACGTAATGACTTTCCTGATATCGATACAGATATTCAAGATAACAGACGTGATGAGGTTAAAGATTATCTTGTTAGACAATATAGACACGTTGCATCTATTGCAACATTCCTTGAATTTAAAGACAAGGGTGTTGTGCGAGATGTAGCCAGAGTTCTAGATATTCCATTAACAGATGTAAACAAGGTTTTAAAATTGGTAGACACTTGGGATGAATATTGTTCATCAAGGACTGCTGCTTGGTTTAGAGAAAAGTATCCAGAGGTGGAGGTTTATGGTGAACAATTACGTGGTCGTATTCGTGGTACTGGCATACACGCTGCTGGTGTGGTCACTAGCAAAGATCCGATTTTTAGGTTTGCTCCAATGGAAACGAGATCTA